CGGCTCGAAAACAAGCCTCAAATCGTATCGGGTTCTATATGAAGCAGGGTTGGAACATTAAACACCTTTAGAAAAATAATTCTTGACAACTTGGTAAAATTAAAGTATAATATATGCTCTTATTTGATTGGAAAAAGGTTTATGATACGGCAGAGGGCAATATTGCTCGATGTAACTTGATAATGGAAATGTTAGTAAATCAACAAATCCCTCGTAACAAGTTTGACCCTATTTATAAATATTCACATAAAAACTTCGTAGGTTCGAGTTTCCTCGTTCATGGGGAGTTTTTACTCTTCAATTCTTATAAGTATACAAACAAAGAACTATGTATATACTATGCCCTAGCTTCTCTTAGGAGTTATGCAGACTATATTACATATAACAAAACTACGCTAGATTCACTGCATTGTCCAGTGCCTCTAGACGAAATTAACGACAACAGGCTACTCATAGTACTAGAAGATGAAATCACTTTTATCTATGAAGAAGTCACACTGGAGACTATACACTAATGGCTATTGCATTTAATCAACAAAAGGGCTCTGCCCAAAAATCATCAATCTCATCCTTTCAGTACAAAGACGGCGACAACAAGATGCGTATTGTTGGCGACATTCTTGCTCGCTACGTTTACTGGATCAATGGTGAGAACGGTAAAAATATTCCCATGGAATGCTTATCTTTCGATAGAAACACAGAGCGATTCAACAACATGGAAAAAGACTGGGTTCGTGAATACTACCCAGACCTGAAGTGCGGCTGGAGCTATGCTACTCAGTGCATTGACAACGGAGAAGTTAAAGTAGTAAACCTCAAGAAGAAGTTGTGGGAGCAGATTATTACTGCTGCTGAAGACCTCGGAGATCCTACTGATCCTGAAACTGGTTGGGACATTTGTTTCAAGCGAGTAAAGACAGGGCCTCTTCCTTACAATGTAGAGTATCAGCTACAAGCACTAAAGTGCAAGCCTCGCGCACTTAGCGAAGACGAACTGGCGGCTATTGCTGAACTGAAGTCTATGGACGACGTTATGTCTCGTCCTACTCCAGACGCTCAGAAAGAGTTGCTTGATCGAGTTCGTAACCACGGTGACGAGACTGACGACGAAGCATTAGATGCGGAGTTTAATGTAGGATGATTCTCTTTACAGCGGACTGGCACATCAAGCTAGGACAGAAAAACGTCCCAGTTAAGTGGGCGACAGACCGTTATCAAATGTTCTTTCAACAGATTTATGAACTGGAGAAAGAATGTGATATGCACATAATCGGAGGCGATCTCTTTGATCGTCTTCCGAATATGGAAGAGTTGGAGCTTTACTTCTCGTTTATTCGAGGAGTAAAGATTCCAACAATTATCTATGACGGAAACCATGAAGCAACTAAAAAGAATAAGACTTTCTTTACACAGTTGAAACAAGTTTCTCGAGATATCAACCCCTTAATCAATGTAGTAGATATTTCATACGTTGATAAAGATCTCGGGTACGGTATATTACCTTACGCAGATTTACACAAGAAGGGTAGCATTGATCATTTTGATACGAGCAAGCCTTTGTTCACTCACATTAGAGGAGAAATACCACCGCATGTAAAGCCGGAGATCGACCTAGACTTACTAGAAGATTTCCCTGTAGTATTTGCTGGAGACCTACACTCCCATAGCAATACACAACGAAATATTGTATATCCTGGTAGTCCAATGACTACTTCTTTTCACCGAAGTAAGGTAAAAACAGGGTACTTGCTTATTAATGAAGCCAACTGGGATTGGTTGTGGGAAGAGTTTAGATTACCACAGTTGATTCGTAAAACAGTTACAAGTAGTGAAGAAATGACCCCTACTGAGTTCGATCATACGATCTATGAAGTAGAAGGAGATATACAAGATTTAGCAGGAGTGAAGAACTCCGAACTTCTTGATAAAAAAGTAGTAAAACGTAAGTCAGAGGCATCCCTTATCATGGATAAAGAGATGTCCGTACAAGAAGAACTAGTAGAGTATCTAACATATATACTCGAAATTAACCCTGATAAAATACCAGATATCATAGGAACATACAATGATTACACTACAAACATTGAAATGGGATAACTGCTTTAGTTATGGTTCTGGTAATGAGTTAAAATTAAACGATAATACTGTTACACAAATCCTTGGTACTAATGGGATGGGCAAGTCGTCCATCCCATTAATCATCGAAGAAGCCTTGTACAATAAAAACTCAAAAGGAATCAAAAAAGCAGACATTCCTAACCGCTATGTAAATAATGGTTACAACATCTATCTGTCTTTTACGAAAGATGAAGATAGATATGAGATTACGGTAAACCGTAAAACAAGTATAAAAGTAAAACTCGAGAAGAACGGTAACGATATATCTAGCCATACAGCTACGAATACATATAAGACGTTACAAGAGGTTCTCGGAGTAGACTTTAAAACATTTTCGCAGCTAGTATATCAAAATACGAATGCGAGCTTGCAGTTTCTTACTGCTACAGATGCGAACAGAAAGAAGTTTCTGATCGATCTCTTACACTTAGAAAAGTACGTTGAATTGTTTGAAGTATTTAAAAGCGCTTCAAAAGATGTTTCGAGTAGGTCTTCTACCATAGCTGGTAAACTTGCAACAGTAGAAAAATGGTTACAAGATAATAAATTGAGTGATACATTCATACTACCCATGTTGGATTTACAAATTGATACATCTGAAGACGAGAAGGCTTCAAGCACTCTCATGGTAGAAATTGAAAATATTTTAGAAAAAAATAAAAAAATTAATACCAACAACACGTATAAGAGACTGTTAGATCAAATTGATATGATGGCTATCAGAAACTCTACAGCAACTCAGTATGAATCTTATGATGATTTACAGTCTGAGTTAGGGTCTTTACAAGCAGCCGCTACGGGTGCTCAACGGACTCTAAAAAAATTAGAACAATTGAAGGAAGTATGCCCAACCTGTAAGCAACCTATAGATGTTTCTGCAGAGAAGGCTATGATTGCGGGCGAGAGGACTAAACTTGCGTCTGCACAGGAGAAGATTGATGAGATTAAGCCTCAAATTATACGAATTAAAGAAAACAATGCAGAATTCGAGCGAATACAGAAAGCTCAGAAGGATTGCGAAGATTTGTTACGATCATTTGACAGAAATTTGCCTACGGCTATCTTGGATAAAGAACAGCTTGAAGACCGCTTATATGAGATTCAAGGTAGAATACAAAAGGCAAAAGTACAACTCGCAGATAGTGCAGCCGAGAATGAGAGAAGAACAAAGGTAAATACTCGTATTCAAGTTATTCAAGAACAGACAGCAGAGTTTGTTGAACAGCAAGAAGAGTATGATGGAAAGCTTGCGGGAAATCAAAAGCTAGAAACAGAACTTGATATACTCAAGAAGTCTTTTAGCACGAATGGATTACTTGCATATAAAATAGAAAACTTAGTTGGAGAACTTGAAGAGTTAGCCAATGAGTACTTGGCGGAATTGTCTGATGGTCGATTTACTCTTGAGTTTGTTGTTTCAAATGATAAACTCAATGTAGAGATTACAGACAACGGCAATGTAGTAGATATTCTAGCACTTTCTTCCGGAGAGCTAGCAAGAGTAAACACCGCTACTCTCATAGCAATTCGTAAGCTAATGAGTAGTATATCTAAGTCTAAAATCAATATTCTGTTTTTAGATGAAGTAACAAACGTACTTGATGATCAAGGTAGAGAGAAGCTAGTAGAAGTACTACTTCGAGAAGACATGAATACTTATATTGTATCGCATGGTTGGTCTCACCCTCTTCTTGAAAAAATCGAGGTAGTTAAGGATGGTAACATCAGCACATTGGAGTGAAGATGAGCGCAGGAAGACGCAGAGGATGGTGGCTTAGAACTCAGCACTGGGAAGAAGAGGCTTCTAAAGAGGCAGAAAAAGAAGAGGATAAGGATGGTAGACTCAAGAGCCAAGGGAGCGAGAGGGGAGTATCTAGTGAGAGACATGCTACGCCAAGCGACCGGACTAAAATTTGAAAGAGTACCTGCCTCTGGTGCTCTTGAATATTTGAAAGGGGACTTATATGTCCCCAATCAAAGAAATCATTATTGTATTGAGGTAAAAAACTACAAAGATTCGCCTCTAACAGATAAGATATTTACACAACCAAAGACAAATAATCTTATTCGTTGGTGGAAAAAAGTTGTAGTACAGGCAAAAGGCGGAGATCAAATGCCCCTTTTATTTTTTAAGTATGATCGATCAAAAGTATATGTAGTAACAGAGCATAAACCAGAAGTTACAGATGAGTATCTTTATATACGGTTTCTAAATTGTTATGTACTACTTGCGGAAGATTGGTTGGAATCAGAAAAAGTGGAGTTTATAAGTGGCTTTTAATTTTAATGAACGTACTCTTGATGGAGTGCTCATAGTAGACGCGTTAAACTTAGCTTTTCGGTGGAAACACCAAGGTAGAACAGATTTTCGTAATGACTATGTAGGAGTCGTAAAATCTCTAGCAACATCTTACAATTGTGGTACTATAATTATTACCGCAGATTGGGGATCATCGAGCTATCGAAAAGAGATATTACCAGACTACAAGCAGAATCGAAAAGATAAGTATGCTGAACAAACTGAAGCAGAAAAGCAAGCATTTATTGACTTTTTTGAAGAATACGAAGAAACATTAGAGTTACTTGCAGAAGATTATAAAGTATTTCGTTTTCAAGGTGTAGAGGCAGATGATCTTGCTGCCCACCTAGTAAAAGAACGAAAGTCTTACGGACTAGAGAATATATGGTTAATCTCTAGTGACCGAGACTGGGACTTGTTAATACAAGATGGAGTAAGTAGATTTTCTTATGTTACCCGAAAAGAAGTAACAATAGATAACTGGAAAGAGCATTATAATGTTACACCAGAAGAGTATATCTCTTTTAAGTGTTTAACAGGAGATAAAGGCGATAATGTTCCAGGTATAAACGGTATTGGCCCGAAGAGAGCAGAACAGCTTATACGAGATTACGGCGATGCAATGACTATATACGATAACATCCCTTTAGATGGTAAGTATAAGTACATTCAAGAACTGAATCAGAACGCAGAAGTTTTGTTAAAAAACTATGAGTTAATGGATTTAATAACATATTGCGATGATGCGATAGGCACGGATAACGTATCCGAAATACAGGAGAGAATGGTCTGATGGATCAATATCAAAGTTTTATTCATAAAAGCCGCTATGCAAGGTGGCTAGAAGACGAAGGTCGTAGAGAGACCTGGGAAGAGACATGTAGTCGTTATGTTGATTTCTTTAAAGAAAGAGAGCAACTAAATGACGAAGAAGGGCAAGAAATCTGGGACGCTATCCATGCGTTAGAGGTTATGCCTTCTATGAGATGTATGATGACGGCAGGAGAAGCACTGAAGCGTGACAACGTAGCAGGCTTTAATTGTAGTTATTTACATATTGACCATCCACGAGCTTTTGACGAGCTTATGTATGTGTTGATGTGTGGAACAGGAGTAGGCTTTAGTGTAGAACGTAATTTTATTAACAAGCTACCAGAAGTCGCTGAAACTTTTCACAAAACAAGTTCTACTATCGTAGTAAGTGATAGTAAGTTGGGATGGGCAAGTGCTTTCCGTGAGTTAATTGCTATGCTTTATGCAGGTAAATTACCAGAGTGGGACATGAGCCGAATAAGACCAGCAGGTGCTAGACTTAAAACTTTCGGCGGTAGAGCAAGTGGACCTGAGCCGCTACAGGATCTATTTCACTTCTGCGTAGGAGTATTTCAAAAAGCAGCAGGGCGCAAGTTAACAAGTATTGAGTGTCATGATGTTTGTTGTAAGATTGCTGATATCGTAGTAGTGGGTGGTGTACGTCGTTCTGCATTGATTAGTCTTTCTAATCTTTCTGACCAGCGTATGTCAAAGGCTAAATCAGGGCAGTGGTGGGTTGATCAAGGTCAACGGCGCCTCGCTAACAACTCTGTAGCTTATACAGAGAAGCCTGATTTTGAAGCGTTTTTAACTGAGATGAAGAATCTATATGAGTCTAAGTCTGGTGAGCGTGGATTGTTTAGCCGAGTAGCGGCACAAAAAATTGCAGCTCGTAATGGGCGTAGGGATGCAACTCATGACTTTGGTACTAACCCTTGTTCTGAGATTATTCTACGAAGCAATGAGTTTTGTAATCTGTCTGAAGTAGTTGTGCGCTCAGATGATACTCTTGAAACATTGAAAGAGAAAGTGCGTAAAGCTACTATTATTGGTACTTTACAGTCTTCTCTTACAGATTTTAGGTATCTGCGGGTGCGTTGGAAGCGTAATACTGAAGAAGAGGCTTTGTTAGGCGTAAGTTTAACAGGTATCATGGATCATGATGTACTGGGAGGCAAGAACGGCATGGCCGAGTCTCCAATGTTAGCCACTTGGCTAGAGGAGATGAGAGATGTTAGTATTCAAACTAATAAAGAATGGGCTGAAAAACTTGGCGTTAATGTTTCTGCAGCTATTACTTGCGTTAAACCTAGTGGTACTGTTTCTCAGCTTGTTGACAGTGCTTCCGGTATACATCCTCGCTTTAGCAAGCATTACATCCG